GTCCCTGCAGGCCGGCCAGCCGATCCGCCATCTCGGTAAATTCCGCGCGCTCGAACAGCCCCGGACCGTAGTCGTTTTCACAGCCGAAGTAAGGCGGGTCGAGGTAGAAGAACGAACCCGGCCGATCGTAGCGATCCAGCATCTGCTGCCAGCGCTGGCTTTCGATGTAGACGCGCGACAGGCGGATGTGGGCTGCGCTCAGATCCTCCTCTACCCGCAGGATGTTGAAGCGCGGCGGCTGGGTGACCCCGTATCCGAACGTCGGCTTGTTGATCTTTCCGCCGAAGCCCGTCCGGATCAGGTAGTAGAAGCGCACGGCGCGCTGAATGTCGGTGAGGGTGTCGGCCGGCGTATCGAGGAAGCGCTGAAACTCGTCGCGGGACACCAGCAGCCAACGCAGCTGGCGGACCATTTCATCGAGATGGTGCTTGACCACCCGATACAGCGTGATCAGGTCGCGATTGGCGTCGTTGATGACCTCGACCTTGCTCTCCGGCTTCCGGAACAGCATCCATGCGGCGCCGGCGAACACCTCGACGTAGGTTTCGTGATCCGGGATCAGCGGCAGGATCTGCGCAACCAGTCGGGATTTCCCGCCCAGCCAGCCGATCGGCGAGCGGGTGCCTGGAACCGGTTTCCAAGTGGTTTGAAGTGCGTCTGACATCGGTATGTGAGCCTCATCAAAGTGGGTCCGGACGGACCTTGATAGGCTTCGGCTGCTCCGTACGGGCAGCGAAGTCTTCGGTTGGCTCACCTGTGCAACCAGGTGGGTTGACGGCCTCGATCGTGTTGACGCACGGTCGAGGTCGCTTCGTTTTTTGCGGTGTAAACTGATGGCGAACCAAGCGTCGGCAGACTGCCGACCCCCGCGCCGCAGAGCGCGGATGAGGGCTAGGCGAGCGTCTCTCGCTGCTGGGGTTCGAGACTGCGGTTGAGCCGGCACTGGATGCCGGCTTTTTATTGCTTGAAGAGTCATCACTGGATGCGCGGCAATACACGAACCTGCCGGTTCGCGAGGGCTTCCGAGGTGCGGAACAGCGTCAGCAGGAACACTTCGCGCCGGTTCGCCGTGGCCTTGATCGCGGCGCGGTAGAGCACGCCGTTGACGGCGAGCAGGGCGATTCGATTGGCTCCGTCCTGATAGATCTCGCCGTCGTCGATCATTCGCTGAACGAGCTGGTACTCGGTGAGGCCGATTTCAGGATGGCGATCGAGATGCTCAATCAGACTGGCGCGCGAAAAACGCACTTCTTGTGATTCCGCCTGTAGCGCCTGTTTGGCTCGCGGCGACAGGACAGCGACCGGGAATGCGGGCTCGGCTGGCAGCACCGGAAGCTTCAATCCTTGCGCTTCCAGAGCGACCGACAGTCCGCGATCGCGCGCGGTGCGCGTCAGAATGTCAGCGGCAAGCGCTGCCGGCCCGGATGCCTTGATCCGATCCACGTAGCCGGTCCACCCTTGTATCCAGCGCTCGAATGCCGGCCCTGTGACGACGCCACGAACGTATTGGCGGGCGATGTCGGTGGGGTAGCGATCCAGCTCAGGGCTGTAGCTGGCATGGATAGGGTTGGCACCGAAACCAGCATCCGGAAACAGACGAGTCGGCTTGCCATCAGGGCCGGTGATACGAATCCCGGTTTGCCGCTGGGTGATGACCTCGCCGCTCAGATAATCGACGCCGGCCTGCTGCGTGCGCTCGCTCAGGCGGCCGGCGCTGGAATCCACCGCCAACCCGCGGCGCTGGATCTGCGCTTCGGTGTAGGCACGTACGCGACACCGGCAGTTGAAGCCCAGCGGCGGCCAATGGGTGTTCCAGATCGGATCGTTCCAGCGGTAGATTCTGCCGCTGAACGCACGATGTGTCGGCCGTGTCTGGGCATCGAGCACGGCGATGTATTGCCAATAGGGATGCGTGTCCGATCGCCGAATGAAGTCGTCATATCGGCCTGCCAGCAGCGCGCTTTGAACATTCTGGCGGTAGATCAGCCCCAGGCGTCGAGGGCTGCCCAGTTGCACCTCACGCGTCTCGCCTGGCTTGACCTCAATCTCTTCCTTACCCCACCAGCCGCGCTCCTGCAGCACCGGCGTCAACGTCTGCTGGAACCACCGCTCGGTCTTGCCTTCGCGCAGCGCTTGGGCGACAGCGCCGTGAATGTCGGCCAGCAAATCAGTTCGAGTGACGCGCGCCACCGTGAACGCCCGCGCATGAGCCTCGGCCAGCGTGTCGTGCCAGTTCCAACTGATCGCATAGCCCTTGCGCTCGAAGAAGCGGATCGCCGCTTCGGGCGGCTGATCGAGCAGGTAGCCGAGTTCGGCGGAAGTGACCCGCTCAGGCACTGGCTTCGCCCGCGGCCGTCAGCCGCCCCAGCGTCATTGCGAGGAACAGCGCCCGCTCGATTAGCTGCTGGAACTGCGTGTCCGGCAGTTCGGGAAACAGCACCGCCAGCTTGTTCTGTAGCGCCTCCGGTTCGAGGCCATCGGCCAGGCCATCGATCAGGGGCTTGAGCATCTGCTCGATCAGTGGCTGGAAGCGCGCGTCGATGTTGAGCCCGTCGATCGCGTCCTGGTCCGCGTAGCTGGCTGGCCGCAGGCTGGCTGCGAACTGGCTGATCGCGGGGCTGGTCGCTTGCCCTGACGGAGATCCCGGCACCGGTGACCGCGCGCCCGGGCGTAGTTGGTCATCGGGATCTGCGGCATCGGCCAGCGTGATGCTCAGGTCCTTGGCCATCGCCTTGCGGCTCGGGTTGCCGCCCAGGTTGGTGAAGATCTGGTAAACCTCGGCGCGGCCCTTCTTGGCGCTGGCGTCGCCGATGAAATCGCTGGTCGGCGGCATCGCATCCGGGCCGACATTGACGCGTGTTATTTCGGCCCACAGGCGGTCAAGCGTGAAGGCGATGCGCTCGCGATCACCATCATTCACACCGCTGCCGCGCTCGGCGTGAGTTTCGCTCGCAGCGCGCGCGCCGCCTGGGCCGGTCTGCTCGGTCGCAAGCGTCTGGCTGGTGAGCGCCTTGCTCATTTCCGCGTTACAGACGTCTACCAGCTGGTGTTGCGCCAGCTTGCCGCTGCCACCCTTGCCGCTTTCGATCAAATCGATGGAGCCGCCTTCCTCGATCGCTGCGAAGCCGGCCTCAATCAGTTCCTCGAGGGCTTCGGTAAGCGCGTCAATGGCCTTGTCGTCACTGCCGACCGCGTACTTGCCGACTGGGAAGGGAATGCCGAAGCGCTCGCAGAACTTCACGAACCAGCGCATGCCAGCGTGCTTAAACGTGTACGGCCAGAAGCAACTCGACAGCAGCGCCACGCCGTACGGGTTGTCGTAGCTCGGCATATGCCGGTCGATCAGCCAGTACATGGGCTCCATTGGCTCGCCGAGCAGCGGTGCGTTCCGCGTCAGCAAGCGCAGCTCGCCTTCGCCGCTGAAACTGAAGCGCCGCTTTGGGCGATCCAGAATCGCCCCCGGCAGCCAGATGCCGCCGTCCTGTTGCCAGACGATTTCCTGTGCGCTCAAGCCTCGGAACGTGCTTTGAGCAATGTTCCAAAAAACGTCCGGCCACGTGGTGAGCGGCGCTGGTGCGCGGTCGAGAACGCTCTGGCAAAGCTCGAAAGCGCGCTTGTCGACACGGCGCTCGCCACCCGGTGTCAAGGTGTGCTGGAAGCGCTGCAGGTCCGCTTTGATGGCGCGGAGTTCGCCGATCACATGAGCGTCGGACTGGATCGCGTCGTACACGTCCTCGCTCTTGCCAGCCTTGCGCAGGATCGGGTCCGGATTCGGCAGCAGCGCCAGCGTCGAGTAAAAGCGCGGGTCGGTGCTGCGGCCGGCCAGTTCCTTGGCGGCACCGGCGAGGATGTTGGGGTCAGTGGCCATGCTGGCGGTCCAGGATGAAGTGATCGGCAACGCTGTCGGGTTGCCAGGCGCGCGCAGCGTTGCCGCCTTGGGTCTTCGGGCAAGCCGGTTCGTTGTGGTCTTTGCTGCCGCAGTAGCCGCAATGAAGATGAGCTCGGGCGGATGAACCGCCGGCAGTCTTGGGGCACAGACCGATGGTGTGCTGCGTGCTGCCGCAGAATCTGCATCGCATCAGGAATACCCCTGCAACAGGCGTTCACTGCCGCGTCGCTTCGATCGCGCGCCGCCGCCCGGCGGGCGAACGCCTCGCCGGGCGGTTTGCCAGAGCATCTCCAAGGCGTCGGGGCCGTCGTCATGTTCGGCTTCGCCCCAGTGTTCGAGCTGCTCGATCAGGGTGCGCAGGCGGCGGTGGAACAAGATCAGGCCGTTGGCAACATGCGGCTGCAACGCCTCGATGCGAAGGTCTTTGTCGCCCGTGCTGTTGATGCCTCGCGCGGGTACATGAAGGTTCTGCTCGGCTGAGCGCTTAACCAGCTCGGTCCGGAAAAACTCCTGAAACGCGACGCCTTCCACGCCCCAGACCAAGCAATTCCAGTTCTTCTGCAGATCGATGATGTCGGTGATCTGCTTGTCGGGCGGGCGGCGGCGAATGAGCGCCTCCACCACGCTGAGCTTGCCCTTGGCGCGGTCATAACCACCGACCAGCGTGGCCGCAGGGTCGCCCTTGCGAGCGCTCTTGCCCATCGACGGATCGTGCGCGCCGAAGAACACCCAATCGCGGATCGGCTGCACCCAGTACTGCAGGCGGCCAGCGAACGGGCAATCCTCGCCAGCCACGGGGTCGTTCTGCTGCTCGGTGTCGAAGGAACGGTGATTGTTCGCCCGCTGCACCATCAGCTTGTAGAGCGTGCGGACCTTCGGCCAGCTGACAACAGCACCGAGTTCCATCTCGCCTTGGTTTGCCTGAAAGAACGCCGTTGCGGCGTCTTCGCCTTCGCCCTTGAACACCTCTTCCCAAGTGTCCCAAAGGTCCATCCGATCCGGCCACTGGATGATCGAGCGGAACACGCGCGCATGGCTCTTCCAGCGCGGTGCGTTCATTACGCGCTTCAACACGGAGTCGTAGTGCAGCATCGTGCCCAGGTACATCACGCGCATCGAACCATCCGGCGGGCCGAGGTTCAGCACCGCCGTATTCAGCCAGTTCTCGTCCTTGTCGCGCTGTTCCTTGGATCGCACGTTCTCGTCGTTTTCGAGATCATCCAAGAACACGAAATCCGGTCGCCATGGACCGTTGCGCGCACCACGAATGCGCTTGCCGATGCCGAACGCCTTCAGCTTGATGCCGTTGACGGTGATGATCACGCCAGCCCGCCAGATACGGCCCTGGCCGAAGGCATCCGGGAAGTCCATACGCAGCCGCGGGTTCGCGACCAGCTCGGCCTTGACGACTTCGAGCATTTCTTCCGCTTGCTCGCCGCTGCCCATGATCAGCGGCACCATGTGAGCAAGGCCGTAGACCACCAGATACAGCGAGCCGATCTGCGTCAGCAGCGTGGACTTGCCTTCACCGCGCGGCGCTGCAACAGCCTGCAGGCGACCGGGCGTACCGGCAACCTGCGGCATGGTCTCGTAGACCCATCGCTGAAACTCGCTGGGCTCGACGCCAGCCGAGACGTAGTGCGGGAAGTAAGTACGCGCAAAGAACTCGTAATCATGGCGCGCACGAGCTACGCGGTCTTTCGATGCCGCCGGGTTCACGTCGAAACCACTGACACTGGCCTCGATCAGCTCGCGCTGCTCTTCCGCGAAGGCGACGAGCTCGCGCAGGAATTCCTTGCGTGAGAGCTTGACCGGCCGGGCAGGCTTCACGCGAATTCCTCAGCCAAGTGTTCGCCGAACGGCTCCAGCAGCTCCAGAAGCGCGTGGTTGTGCTGCGGGTACCGCTCGGCCGTGAACTGAGCGAATAGCTTCAGGACATCCATTGCCCAGGCAAGCTTGGCGATGGCCGGATCCACAGCACCGCTGGCCTTGACGGTCTTGGCGTAGGCATCAGACAGCCGGCAGATCGCCTCGGCCTTGTCGATCGCATCGAGCTTGTCGCCCTTGATCGCATTGATCGTCGAGCGGAACAGCGGCACGAACTCTTCCAGGACCACCCTGGTCAGTTCTCCAACGCCAGCTTCACCCACCTGTTGCGCTTGGCGAACACGGTCCCAGTCGTCGCCGCGCTCGGCGGCGTCGCGCTTCCAGGCGCGCGCGGTTTCGTAGCTCACGCCTGCGAGCTGTGCAGCTGCGCGCAACGGCTGGCGATCCGCCACGTAGGCGCGCCGAACCTCGCTGCGCTTGGCGGGAGCGTGTGCCATCAGCCTTGCAGGAACGCCTTGGCCACTTCAACGCCGGCTGCGATCAGGCCGGCGGCGCCGGCACCGGACATGCCGCCAGAACGCCGGGCAGTACTCACCAGGACGTCGATCGACTGGCTGTTCTGCTCGCCGAGCATCAGCGCCCGGTTGGCCTTGTCGTCGAGCTTGCCGATCTGCGCCTGCTGGCTGTCCATGCGCTGGGTCACGGTCTCCTTCAGATCGTCGATCCGGCGGTTCACGTTCACGCTTTGCTCGTTCATGAGCTTGG